AGTTTTTGAATTATGAGTATTTATATTCATAAGTAATAAACTTAAATTTTAAACTTTAAATTTTTATAAATTATGGCGACAAACATTGACGCAATCAGAGCCCGTCTAAACAAATTACAGGGCACACAAAAAACGGCTGACTCTCTATGGAAGCCGACAGTTGGAAAACACCAACTTCGTTTAGTACCTTACAAATTCAACAAAGAGATTCCTTTTATTGAATTGTATTTCCACTACAACATCAACAACAAATCGTATTTATCTCCAGCTTCTTTCGGAAGACCTGACCCAATTGTTGAGTTTGCAGACAAACTTAAAAGAATGGGTGGTAAGGAAGATTACCGTGAAGCTAAAAAAATGGAGCCAAAATTGAGAACTTTTGTTCCGGTTCTTGTAAGAGGATTAGAGCATGAAGGAGTTAAGTTTTGGGGATTCGGTAAGACAGTGTATCAAGAATTATTAGGATACTTTGCTGACCCTGATTATGGTGATTTATCACATCCATTGAATGGTAGAGATATCGTTGTTGATTACACTGCACCAGAAGGTGGAGCATCTTATCCAACAACTACAATCAGAGTTAAACCTAACTCAACTAAGTTGCATGATGATGATTCTAAAATTAGAGAATTATTAGAAAACCAAAAAGATATCACATCTATTTACTCAGAATTATCATATGATGAGTTAAAGAAAATCTTAGAGAATTGGTTAGCTGGTAATACAACTGATGATACTGAAGCATCTGCAACACAGGAAACATTAGTTGCTAAAACTGAAAAATCAGTATCGGATTCATTTGATTTTGATACTAAACCACATCAGTTGGATGACGAAATTCCTACATCTCCTGCACCGGTAACTGAGTTGCCTTGGGATGATGAAAAACCTGCGGTAACTAAGACACAAGCAGTAGCGGATGCGTTTGAAGATTTATTCAAATAATACAATTTAATTTATGGCAAAAAATGATTTAGCAGATATTCTGGTCGATAGTCTGAATAAGAAACAAAAAGACCAAAAAATCGCCTTCTATTTAGATGATGATTCCGAAGGAGCACCAACCAATGTAAATGGATGGATTTCAACCGGAGCAGCGATGTTAGATGTTGCTATTTCCAACCGACCATATGGTGGTATTCCAGTAGGAAGAATTACCGAACTAACAGGTTTAGAGCAGAGTGGTAAATCATTACTATCTGCTCACCTATTAGCTGAAACTCAAAAGCAAGGTGGTATTGCAGTATTGATTGATACTGAAACTGCGGTGAGTAGAGAATTCTTCGATGCTATTGGAGTAGATGTATCTAAATTATTGTATGTAAGTGTTGATACAGTTGAAGATATTTTCGAAACAATCGAAACAATCATTGAGAAGGTTAGAGAAAAGGATGCACAAAAATTGGTAACAATCGTCGTGGATTCAGTAGCAGCGGCTTCTACTAAGAAAGAGATGGAAGCTGATTATGATAAGGATGGTTATGCAACTGATAAGGCAATCATCATTTCAAAAGCGATGAGAAAGATTACCAATACAATTGGTAGGCAGAAAATCGCAGTTATCTTTACAAACCAACTAAGACAAAAGTTAGGTGTAATGTTCGGTGACCCTTGGACAACGAGTGGTGGTAAGGCTTTGGCTTTCCATGCTTCGGTTCGTTTAAGATTAAAGAATGTTGGACAAATCAAAATGAAGGTTGGTGGAAATGATAAGGTAGTAGGAATCTCAGTTAGAGCACAAGTGGTTAAGAACCGATTAGGGCCACCATTGCGTTCAGCAGATTTTGAAATCTTCTTCGATAGAGGCATTGATAACTATGGTTCATGGCTGACAGTAATGAAAGAATCTAAATTAGTAAAACAAGGTGGTGCATGGTATGAATATACTGATACCGACACCGGCGAAGTTATCAAATTCCAATCTAAAGATTTCATTAAGATGATGGAAGATAGAGAAGAGTTAAGAGAGCAGATTTATAAAAAGATTTGTGAAACTACTATTCTTCAATATAAGAAAGATACTTATGATATCGATAATATGGAAGTTGATACGGCTATACCAAATGAAGTGGAGTAATGAATAAACTATGGATATTTGGTGATTCATATTCAACATATAATAGAGAGAGGGAAACTAATGATGCTTCCCTCTCCATTTATACAAAATTATCGAATCATCTAAATTTAATCGAAGATAATAAATCTATATCGGGATTATCTAATGTTGATATATACAATAATTTATTAAAATTTTTACCCGAATATACTAAAGGTGATTGTGTAATTTTTCAATTATCATTTTTAGATAGATTTTCATATATAGATGAATTAAAGAATAGGCAATTGAATGCTCATGAAACTGAATTATATTCAATTGGAACTGAATTTTTTTTACATCCTCAATATTATCATAACTCAAAAAGTAAATTAACCGATTCACAGTTGGAATCATTTACCGATTTTTTAAAAAATTATAATTCAAACTTAATTGATACATACTTTAAATTTTTTATTCAATTAAAATATATTGTTAATTTTTTGGAAAAAAATGATATAAAATTCAAATTAGTAGTTTTAGAAGATAGAAATATTGATTATAACGGAAATAGAACAAATTTATATAATTTATTAAAAGAAGTTAAATTGTATGAATATATCTTACCAATAGAGGATAGAATGAGTATCAGAGAATCTAGATTTTATATCGAACCCGATTCATATCCTTATCACCATTTCAATCTTTCTACAATTGAAAAATATGCGGAAGCATTAAAACAAAGTTTCAAATGAATCAAAAATACAAAAGTTTATTAAAAGAAATGGATAAAGAACATTCCATTGTTAGAACTAAAAATTCAAAAGTTCTATTTGTGGATGGTCTTAATACATTCTTTCGTTGTTGGAGTACAAATCCTACAATGAATGAAGATGGTGAGCATGTTGGTGGAGTTGTGGGATTTCTTAAATCATTGGGAATGGTTATACGACAAGAAAATCCGACAAGAGTAGTTGTTATATTTGATGGTAAAGGTGGTTCTCAAAAGAGAAGACAAACTTTCTCAAATTATAAAGCGGATAGAAAAGTAAAGTTCAGAGTAAATCGTCAATATGATGATATGATGACGGAAGAAGATGAGCAAGTTAGTTTAAGAAGACAGATTAGTTGGTTAGGTAATATTCTAAGTATTTTGCCAGTAACCACTATGGTGTATGATAATATTGAAGCAGATGATGTTATTGGTTATTTATCTAAACAGGTAATAACCGAAGAAGAGAATGCACTAATACTTTCATCTGATAAAGATTTCTTACAATTGGTATCTGATAATATTCATGTTTGGAATCCTCTTAAAAAAGAAAGAATTACAAAAGAAAGATTGATTGAATTATATGGAATTCATCCTGAAAACTTTATATGGTATAGAGTATTAGATGGAGATAAATCTGATAATATTGATGGTGTAAAAGGGTGTGGATTAAAAACTCTTCAAAAAAGATTACCTTTATTTGAAGGTGAAAAAAGAGTTACAATTGACCAACTGATGGAAGCTGCGGAAGTTGAGAAAGATAAATACAAAGTATTCCAAACCATATTAGATAGTAAAAAAATTATCGAAAGAAACTTTGATTTAATGCAGTTGGATAATCCTGATATTAGTGGAACTACTAAATTAAAAATCATAGAAAGATTTAGAGAAGATGTAGAACCTTTGGATAAAATGAAATTCATTGGGTTTGGAATGAAATATAAGATATTACAGAATTGGACTGATGTTAATGATTGGTTAAGAAGTTCTTTTAGTAATCTTATTGTAAAATAATTTGGAAATTAGAAATTAATATTCTATATTTGAGGTATGAGTGAAGCGGTAGATAATTTATCAAAATACGGGCAGAGTTATCAAACAAAAGTTGTAGCAAACTTAGTTATTGATAGACCATTTTTAGAACAAGTTTCGGATATATTGGAAACAAAATACTTCGAATCTGATACTAATAAATGGATAGTTGATTTAACCAGAAAGTATTTTCATAAATATAAAAATACTCCAACTACGGATTACTTCAAAACTGAAGTTCAAAAAATAGGTGATGTTACCCTACAACAAAATGTAGTACAACAATTAAAAGCAGTATATCAAAATACTGCTAATAGTGATAAAGAATGGGTTAAAAATGAATTTGTTACATTTTGTAAAAATCAAAACTTTAAAAATGTAATTTTAAATTCAGTTGAGTTACTTAAAACCGGTCAATTTGAAAAGATTGAAAAATTAGTTAAAGATGCGGTTAAGGTTGGACAAACTGCTGATTTAGGTTTGGATTATAAGGAAGATATTGAAGTTCGTTTTGAAGAAGTTAATCGTAGAACAGTTAAAACAAATTGGGATGTTATCGATGAATTAACTGATGGTGGATTAGGGCCTGGTGAATTAGGAGTTATCGTTGCACCTTCCGGTGTTGGAAAGACATGGGTGTTATCACATATTGGAGCAGAAGCTGTTAGACAAGGAAAGAATGTATTACACTATACATTAGAACTTACTCAGAATTATGTTGGTCAAAGATATGATACTATCTTTACCGGAATCCCTTCTGCTGATTTAAAAGATAATAGGGATCAAATTAAAGAAAAGGTTGATAAATTAAAAGGTGGATTGATGATTAAATATTATCCACCAAAAGGTATAACTGCAAACACACTTGCAGCACATATTGATATGGTTAAATCTACTAAGTTCCAACCTGATTTAATTATATTGGATTATGCGGATTTGTTGATGAGTGTTAATTCAAAGAACAATTCCGATTATCAGGAGCAAGGTGGTATCTACATTGATTTAAGAGCAATTAGTGGTGAGTATCAAATTCCTATTTGGACTGCATCGCAAACAAATCGTTCTGCAATTGATAGTGAAGTTATTCAGGCAGATAAAATTGCAGATTCATATGCAAAGGTTATGAATGCCGATTTAATTATATCAGTTAGTAGAAAGGATACCGATAAATTAAATGATACTGCTCGTTTCCACATTATGAAAAATAGATTTGGACAAGATGGTATGACATTCCCTGCGAAGATGAATACTAATAAAGGTATCATTGATGTATTTGCTAGTAATTCACCAGGTGGTATTATTGCTAGTAAAGAATCTAAAAACGGAGAGTTATTACAAAAACAATTACTTCATAAGAAGTATGTAGATAATATGGGTTAATATGACAGATAGTAATTTAGAATTAGTAGATGTAATTTGTGAAGGTATGGCAATATTGGATTATTTCAATGATGCTATAATTGGGTATAATATGAATACTAAACAAATTATATATGATTGGGAATTGATGGTAAAAATATTAATGAATGAACATTCATTAAGTGAAGAGCAAGCAATCGAATATATTAGTTTCAATGTTATACCATTAAAGATAACAAATGATGATGGGGTAGATATTACTCCAATAGTATTTTATAAATTTGATTTTGAAGAAAACGAAGAACAGGAATGATAAACTATGAAACTTTTTCTAAGTTTATAGAATGGGATGAGTTGGATTTGGAATATGATAAAGTAACTCGAAATATAAAAGGAGTAGAAGATGTTACATCTGCTTTAGATACTATTTTTAAATATCATAGAAGAGCAGGATTTCCACACTACCAATCTACAAATGATAGCAAAGTGAGTGATATGAAGGCACTCTCTGAATTTGATGAAAGTACTATATTCAGAGATGATTACATTGACCAAACTATGCATGCACTGGGATTGGCTTGGTCATATTTTCCTCATTGGGTTGAAGTTCAATGTGGTAATAGTAAAATGAAACCAATTGAATATTGGAATGATGATACTAAGTTAAAAGAAATAATTCGAAAGACATGGAATTGGCATCTTAAACATAGTGATGGTAGATTTACTTTAAATCGATTAAGGCAAAACTTTAAGATATATGGTGGTAATCAGACGGTTAGTAATTTTAGACCATCTGCTGCTAAGTATATCTATAACACTTATGGAGGAGATGTGGTATGGGATATGAGTTGTGGTTGGGGTGGTAGATTGATTGGGTTTTTGACAAGTAATTGTAAAACATATATAGGAACTGACCCTTCAGAAAAAACATATGAAGGATTGGTTAGGTTAAATAAAGAGTTAAACTTTTACGGAAAAAATGTCATACTCCATAAATTAGGTTCGGAAGATTTCATTCCTGAAAAAGAATCATTGGATTTATGTTTTACATCTCCACCATATTTTGATACCGAAAAATATAGTGATGAGGATACTCAATCCTATAAAAAATTTACAACTCCTCATACTTGGATAGAAGGGTTCTTAAAACAAACTATGGCAAATTGTCATATTGGATTGAAAAAAGAGGGTAAGTTATTATTGAATATAGCTAATACTCCTAAGCATAAAGATATAGAAAGTGAAACGATTAGAGTAGCTAATGAAGTGGGGTTTAAATTGGATAAAACTATAAAATTAGCTCTTTCTAGTATAGCTGGAAAGGGTATAAAATATGAACCAATTTTCATTTTTAGCAAGAAAAACTAAAGAAAAAATTATGAAAAAAATTTCTAAAGAACCTAAAATTTTTTACAATATATATCCTATTTATTCTTACACTTTATAACATAAAATAAGTTTTAGCGATGAGTAAAATATTTACGGAAAGAATTCCATTTAAACCTTTTGAGTATCCAGAATACTATACCGAAGGTTGGTTGAAGCAAATGCAGGCATTTTGGTTACACACCGAAATCCCTATGCAAGGAGATGTTAAGGATTGGAATGAAAACTTAACAAAAGAAGAAAAACACTTAGTGGGTAATATACTTTTGGGATTTGCTCAAACGGAATGTGCTGTATCTGATTATTGGACAGGTATGGTTACTAAATGGTTTCCAAAACATGAAATCAAACAAATGGCAATGGCTTTTGGTTCTCAGGAAACTATTCACTCAATTGCTTACTCTTATTTAAATGAAACATTAGGGTTAGATGACTTTGAAGGATTCTTACATGATGAAGCAATGAAGGAGAGATTTGAGTTATTAACCGGTACAACTGCTGATTGGACACCAAAAGATTTGGATACTAATCCAAAAGCTAGAATTGAGGTTGCTCGTTCATTAGCTATCTTTTCGGCATTTGCGGAAGGTGTAGCATTATATTCATCATTCGCTGTATTGTATTCATTTCAAATGAGAAATCTATTGAAAGGAATCGGACAACAAATGAAGTGGAGTGTTAGAGATGAATCCCTACACTCAAAGATGGGTTGTCAATTATTCAGACATATGTGTAATGAGTTTCCTGAATTGTTAGAAGAAGCTAAAGAAGATATCTACAAAGCAGCTGAAATCATTAGAGATTTAGAACACAAATTCATTGATAAGATTTTTGAAATGGGTGATTTGGAGAATCTTAAAAAAGATGACTTAAAAGAATTCATTACAAAAAGAGTTAATGAAAAATTGGCTGAATTAGGATATAATCCAATTAAAGGTGGAGATGATTACTTTGAATTCAATGAAAAGAAAGCATCCGAATTAGATTGGTTCTATCATCTTACCGGAGGTGTTACTCACACCGACTTCTTTGCAATGAGACCTACTGATTATAGTAAGGCTGGAGAAGGGGAAAATTGGGATGATATTTTTTAAAAAACAAAGAATTTATTAAATTTATGAAGAATTACGGAGAAGAACTCGGTTGGGAAATCGGTGTTGATTTCCCCGATTGGGGAAATAATGAGATATATGTGAAAACTATATCTAAAACTTATTTGCAGGCAGGTGAGAAACCAAAAGATGCGTATTGGAGAGTATCTACTGCGGTTGCTAAAAGATTGGGAAAACCTCAGTTGGCAACAAAATTCTTTGATTATATTTGGAAAGGTTGGTTATGTTTAGCAACACCGGTATTATCAAACACAGGAACTGATAGAGGATTACCAATTTCATGCTTCGGTATTGATGTTGGTGATAGTATCTATGAGATTGGTTCAAAGAATTTAGAATTGATGTTGTTGGCAAAGCATGGTGGTGGTGTTGGTATTGGAATCAATATGATACGACCTGCGGGTTCTAAAATCACCGGCAATGGAACATCCGATGGTATTGTACCATTTGCTAAAATCTACGATTCTACGATACTTGCAACGAATCAAGGAAGTGTTAGAAGAGGTGCGGCATCGGTGAATATTAAAATCGAACATAAAGATTTTGAAGATTTCTTAGAAATTAGAGAACCAAAAGGTGATGTGAATCGCCAATCACTTAACTTACACCAATGTGTTGTTGTTAGTGATAAATTTATGAAAAGATTAGAAGAAGGTGATCCAGAAGCTCGTAGAAAATGGGGTAAGTTACTTCAGAAAAGAAAAGCAACAGGAGAACCATATGTTATGTTTAAGGGTAATGTGAATAAACAAAATCCTGAAATGTATAAGAAGAACGGATTGAAAGTACATATGACTAATATTTGTTCTGAAATCGTTTTACATACTGATGAGCAACATTCATTCGTTTGTTGTTTGAGTTCTTTGAACTTAGCAAAATATGATGAGTGGAAAGATACTGATTTAGTTTATACATCTACTATTTTCTTAGATGGTGTATTAGAAGAATTCTTACAAAGAGCTAAAAACTTAAAAGGATTTGAAAATTCAGTTCGTTCGGCAGAAAGAGGTAGAGCATTGGGGTTAGGTGTATTAGGATGGCATACTTACTTGCAACAAAAGGGATTACCATTTGAAGGATTGCAAGCACAATTTGAAACTCGTAAAATTTTCTCTCAAATGAAAATTGAATCTGAAAGAGCAAGTAGAGATTTGGCAGCAGAATATGGAGAGCCATTATGGTGTAGAGAAAGTGGATTCAGAAACACACACCTAAGAGCAGTAGCACCAACAGTTTCTAACTCTAAATTGAGTGGTAATGTTAGTAGTGGTATTGAACCTTGGGCAGCCAATGTATTCACTGAACAAACATCAAAAGGAACATTCATTAGAAAGAATCCTGAATTAGAAAGAGTACTTCGTAAGATTGGTAAAAACACAAAAGAAATATGGGATAAAATTTTAGCAGATGGAGGTTCAGTACAAGACTTAGATTTCTTAGATGATTGGTGTTTTTCAGATGGTAAATTAGTTGAATGTAAAGAGGTATCTATGGATGAAAGAGCACATAGATGTAGTTCAGTTAAGGATGTATTTAAAACATTCAAAGAAATCAATCAATTAGATTTAGTAAGACAAGCAGGTGTAAGACAACAATATATCGACCAGGCAGTTTCTTTGAATTTGGCATTTCCATCAACGGCAGAGCCAAAGTGGATTAATCAAATCCATATGGAAGCATGGAAGCAAGGAGTTAAAACTTTGTACTATATGAGAACTGAATCGGTATTAAGAGGTGATATAGCAGCGAGAGCAATGGATGAGACATGTGTAAGTTGCGAAGGTTAAACAATTAAAAAACAAAAAAATGGTAACAGTTAAGAAATTTTCAGCAAGTTGGTGTGGCCCTTGTAAGGCATTGGCGCCCGTTATGAACGAAATAAAGGGTAATTTTTCAAATGTAAGTTTTCACGATATTGATATAGATGAAAACTTTGAAATGGCATCTCAATACGGAGTTCGTTCAGTACCCACAGTTATAATTGAAAATAATGGTGTAGAAGTTAGTAGATTCGTAGGTGTTCAATCTAAACTTGCCTATACAAATGCCATAAACGAAAATCTTTAAAATTAAGTTGGAAATATCGGATATTTTTCGTATCTTTGTTTCAACAAATTAATAGAGATTATGCAGTTTTGGGAAGGTTCAGATTCTAATAAATCGAGGAAAGTTTTAATTATACCGAATATTACGAATCTAAAAAACTTAGAAAAAGATTCATTTATAGATGTAATATACAATCATATAATCTCCCTTAATAAGGAGGGAGATTATTTTTTTCATCTTATATTACCTAAGCCAGTTGGTAAGTTAAATTTACCAAATGTAAAACAACATTTAGTTGATATCTCCGGAAACATTCTTGCAATGAGAGTTTTATTTCCAAAAGAGATAATTAAACTTTTAAAAGAATTAGATTATGATGTTGTTTATTCACATATGCCTGATTGGTTTCAGGTTGCACGATTTACACAAAAAGATATAGTTGGATACTCTCATTGGTTTGAAATGAGAAGTTGTAATGCTGAAGATAGATTAGCTAATTTCAGAAACTTAGTTGTATCTTTATATCAGGTAACCCGAATGAAGTGTTGTTATCTAAATACACAAGAGCAAAAAGATAAAATACTAGAAGAGGCTAAAGAATGGTACAATGATGAAGTAATCAAAATATTAGATGAAAAATTAGTTGTATGGAATTTGGGAGTTCCTACAAATAGAATTTTAGAAAAGGCATCTGATGAAAAAGAAAATATAATAGTTTTCAATCATAGATGTATAACAAATAAAAATTATCCCACTTTCATTAAATTAATGAAAGAATATAGAGAACAAAGACAAGATTTTGTACTTTGGCTTCCTCAATTAGATGATACTCCGGAAGAAAGTTGGATGGATAATACCAAAGTTCATAAAGAAGAGTATTATAAAAAATTACAAAAATGTAAAGTAGGTGTTCAGATGAAACAAACTCACTATGGATGGAGTGTTGCTGCAACTGATTGTATGATGAATGGAACACCGATGATATTTCAAGAATCCGATTGTTACAAAGAAATAGACCCTACTGCACAATTCTTTAAATTCAAAAAAGATTTATTTGTGATGTTGGATAAGATGTTAGATGATGAAAATTATCGTAAAGAATATGAAGTAAAGGCTTTACAAAGAAGTATAGAGTTATCTAATAACGATGATAAAATGATTAAAGAACTACATAAACAACTGAGCTAGTGTATCAAAACATATATTTTCAAAGAAACAATAATACCATTCATATTTGGGATGATGTAAAGGGATACTTTACTATGCCTTATCAAAGATATGCTTTCAAACCTGCTGCTAACGGAGAGTGGGAAAGTATTTACGGAGATAGATTAACAAAGATTTATAAATTCACAAAAGAAGATGAAGGTTTATTTGAAACTGATGTTCCAGAAGTAACTCGAACATTAGTTGATTTATATACCAATTCAGATATTCCTTCAAAAGGTCATAAGATATTAACATTTGACATTGAGGTAGAGATGGAAACAGGTCTACCCGATACCGAAAAGGCACAAAACGAAATCACATCTATTGCAATGCACGATTCAGTAGAAGATTTTTATTATGTGTTTATCTTAGATAAGGAAAGAAAATTAAAATCACAAAAAAACGAAAATTCAATTGTAGTTCCTTTTGATAGTGAAGCAGAATTATTACAACGCTTTTTAACTACATATGAAACAATTG